TTTATTGGGAAAAAAGTGAAAATAAATGAAAAAAAGCCTTTACATTTACTGAAAACTGTGTTATAATATCTATATTAAATAATTAAATAAGGAGTTAATTATGAAAAAATTAGTAATTCAAACCCAGTATAAAGAAAACTATGCAGCTCACAACGAGGATTATGTCCACGGTGTTTCTGCTCCTCATTGGAAATTCAAAGGTGGATCTACCTATGTATTGCTTAATTGTGGTTCTGATGTAGACCTAGCTGATGTTGAGGCTATGGTTTCTCCATATATTACTGATTCAAACGAATACGTTGAAGAGTATATACTTGATACTAGTGTAGTTGATTATACCGCTAAAGTATGCGAAGATTGGGAATCTGTAACACAATTCAGGCTCATGGAAGATGGGTCTATCTATTTCATGAAAGTCACTGACAATCGTGAATTTGGTTATATGAGATCTGAAATCTTAGAAAAGATCGAAACTTGGACAGGTTGTCTAGACTCAGATACAGGTCGTAAGAACTATAAGGTTGAATTCCTTATGGAAGATGGCGACTTCTGTAATAGCCAGGAAGAACTATCTTCTTGGTTAGTTGATACTAAAGTAGCATAAAAAGTTATATGGATATAACTAAATGTTCTAAAAAAAGTGAAAATAATCCTTTACATTTACTGAAAACTGTGTTAGAATATACATATAAAATAAATTAATTGGAGTTAATTATGAAAAAAGTGATAAACCAAATCCGTCAAATCGACAACATATCTGATCTCAACCTTGTGATCGATGCTTTAAAAGACCAACAAAAATTACTACGTAGTAGCCTTGCTCGTAAAGCGCGCTCAGTATTTAGTGTTGGTGATAAAGTTAAAGTGACATCTCGTGCAGGTATTGAATTCGGAGTAATTGAAAAGGTCAAGGTCAAAAAGGCTATCGTCTCTATTAATGGTAGACGTTTCGATGTTCCATTAACAATTATGGAGGCAGCGTAATGTTTATTGCTAACTTTTTAACTGGTCCTGGAACAAAGAAGTCACACGTAAATGTGGCTCTTACCTTTTGTGAGTATTTACATTCTAAAATCAACACTAAAGGTTTTCTTGAAAACTTGTCTGCAACACATCGTAAAGATTTTGTGGCATCATATTATTATGGAGGTACTTCTTATGTCAATAAGTGAAATGAAAAAGAAGCTTGAAGCTTTGGATGATACAAAGTTTGATCTAGAATTTCTAATCAAAAGTGTTAATGGTAAAACGAAAGAAATTAAATACGACAATACGCCTATGAATATCTACATCTTTGTAGAATCTTTGGCTGAAGAAAATGGTATTGACGTATCAGATCAAATATACGCAATTCGTCAGAAAGTTAATGAACTTGAATCAGCAATCTATGAGTTGGTTGCTCCTTTCGAAGATAAAAAAAGAGATATTGAACTAGAGCATGATGAGCTAGAAATGGAGATCTCTGATGAGGAGTATGCACTATGAATATGATAGGATCTCTTCGTTACGATCCAACTGGTCGTAAACGTAAAACAACTTCTCTTAGACCTAAGCGTAAAGCTAAACCAGTCTTTAAGGAATACAAACCAGAAAAGACTTATGCTCAAAAACAAATGGAAGCTTTTAATGAAAAGTATCCATCTTGGACTGGAGATACATCTTATGCTCCTGCTGAAGATCAATCATGGAAACAAGAAGCTTCAAGGAACTTTACAGTAGCGCCTGCGTATAACAAAGGGGCTTACCAAGTAATTCCTCGTAACGACGTGGAGCATATTGGAAAATAATGGAAACTTTAATTGGAATTTTAATGCTTCTTGTTATGTCATGGTTTGTATACATGGGTGCTCATATTCAAGAAGAACAGAGGCAGAAGAAACATATACCTCTTCTGTGGGAAGAAGGTGGCTTATTTAATAGAGTTAAGAAAAAGCTTTTTGATAAGTCTGATGTTGTTTACCGTGATGGTGACAATACATAAAAATAATTGAAAAAAAGTGAAAAAAAACCTTTACATTCGCTTAAAAATGGTGTATAATATACATATATTCGATAATAAATTAAGGAGTTAATTATGAATAGATTAGAAATGATCAAAGCCGCAGCTGAAAAAGCCCAGGCTAAAAGAAAAGAAGAGGCGGATTTCCAAGCGTCTATTGTTAAACTAGATGCTCGTAAAGCTGCAATCAAAGAAGAAATGAAGCTTCATAAAAAGCTTACTGCGGCAGTCAAAAAGGCTGGCCACGCAGCTCCAGGATCCTTGGAGTTTAATTCACCAGAAAACATGTATTATTCAGAAAAAGATACTGCTAGGTATCTTGAAGGTACATCATATATGGATGCGTATAACGCGCATAAAGTAGATCAGGAGTGGGACTAATGAGAGCTTCTGATTCTTACGTAATGACTGCACATACTGCTTCTGCAGGTGATATGCTTGAACTTGAAACAGTTCGAAAGACTATAAAATCCATTAATAAAATGGCTAAAGAAAGTGATAGGATTAATCAATATCGTTTTGATAATGGTTGGTCATCTACGATACCTAGTAAATCACCTAGGTATAGAGTTAAGTGTCAAGGAAGAGGTCCTAGGGCTAAAGTAGCTATAGCTTTAGGTAAAAGCGCTAGAGCGTTTGATCAATATCTTCCACTTAAATTTGCTGAAAGGATGGATGTATATGTCTATCAAATCTGAACTTAAAGCTCTTAAAGAGATAACTTCTTGGGATGAAGTTGGACACCATGTTCCAAATCATGTATACATCTTAAACCCTAAAGGTCATTTAGTTGGCTATAGAAAAAGTGGAAGCGGTGAATACACTCAATTTAAAAATCCCTTGAAGCGCTTTGAAAAGACTCGAAGAAAGTTTATTGAACTAAAACCTGTAGAAAAATACATGGTTTCAAAGTGAGAGCGGTTATGGAAAATTACGGTGATTGTATAATTTATATCGCAAGGCCGTATGGTTATAAAAGATATATCGTTGAATGGAAAGACGGTAGATCACAAATGTACTCAGGACTTTGGTACAGTAAAAATAAAGTTAGAAAATTAGTGGAGGCACAACTAGATGGGACAATATGATTACGTAGTAGAACAGCAAAGGCTGTTATTGGAAGCTGAGGAATGGGCTAAAGGTGTTAAATCAATACACTCGCATTCTTTGAGCTCTATGCATTATGACGATCGCCCAGAGGATACTGAGAATGGTGCAGTCACTGATAAAGAATACAATAGTGGTATTGTAGAAAGATATCAAGAAGGAAAATTAATTCATACTTTTGGTACACCACTGAAAGGTAGTGATTTAGTACAAGAGTATAAGAGGAATACATAATGATGAGAATAGCTGAAAAAATTCTGTCCACTTACACAGATCAAACTTTAGGTTTAAAAGCATCGACCTTTATTACTGAAGCTGGTCACTTTGGAACTAGATTTTACAAAGATGGTGTATGGCAAATAGATGAAATCTATGAAGGACATAGTGAGGAGTATGCAGAAAACGCTGCAGAAAACTATGTCATGGAAATTAAAAAGATATAATGTTTTCGCCCTCCCTCTCCCAAATTAACTCCTTATCACAACGCGGGGGAGTGGAGGGCACCTTAAAAAAAGTGAAAAAAGTTTTAAAAAACTGTTTACATTCTCTGAAAATTGTGTTATAATATACTTATATTTAATGATAAGGAGAAAAAAATGTCAAATATAACTAATACACAAATCATGGAATCAATCATCGAAGATGTTGAAAAAATGACTTTAGGAGCTATGGCCCACGAAATTGGACAACCATGGAGATGCGTTGGAATCAGAAGAGATGCAGTCGATAGTTTAATCGAAGATGTATGTAATAAAAGATTCGCAGAAATGGGAGAGTAATATATGCCAGCTAAGAAAAGAATTAAAAATGCTGATGAAGCATTCATGGGTCCAAGACCATCTTATGGTCCACACAATCCTGTACCAGAAAGTAAAGAAGACAGGGATAGAGAATATCGAAGAGCTACTCATTGGTTCTACTATTTTGAAAATAAAAAGAAGTCTAGTGAAACTGTTCTAGCTTATTGTAAAAAAGTTCTTAAGTTTAACAAAACTAAACTCGCAAATATCAAAAAGCTTCCTGATCACAAATATCGTATGGGTACTTATCAACACATTGAAATGCTTAATGTTGGTTGGGAAGGATATCCACTTGACGAATCACGTTTAAATGATATCAATAATAAGCTTATTGAATGCGAAAAACAAGGTAAGGTTCTTGTTAAAGAAGATGATAATAAGCCGAAACCTGTTGTAATTCCACCTGCTGTCAGGATGCGTAAAAAAGTTATGGAAACTATTTACGCTGACTTCGATACTATGGTAGTTGATAAATGGATGGAAGGCGAATTTGATAAGAAGAAAGTAACTTTCCCTACATATAGTCTATTACAGCTTCATAGAATTAAAGGCGCTGGACTTAATATGTTTAAAGAGAAAATTCAATTTGAACTTGATCTTGTATCGGATGCATACAATAAAACATGTGACCAAGCAGTTGAAGCTTATTCACATATCAAAAAAGGTGATCAAAGAAAAATGCTTGATCAACTTAATGGTATTATTGAAGACATCGAAAGGATGCAAACCAATACAAAAGCTACTCGTGTTCCAAGAGCGAAGAAGCCTAAAGCTTCTGATCAACAGATTCAAAAACTTAACTATAAAGAAAAGGATGATGATGCTAAATTAGTATCAATCAATCCTGTACTTATTCCAGGAAAGAATAAACTTTTCGTATATAATACCAAGAATAAAGTCTTGTATGTGTATGAAAACGATTCATCAGCCGGATTTGAAGTAAGAGGTTCAACAGTATATAATTGGGATGATAAAGCTTCCATGTGTACTACATTGAGGAAGCCTGATGATATACTTCCTCAGATATTAACTAAGACAGAGAAACAAATTACTAAAGTTTTATCTAGTCTTACTACCAAAGTTAAGAAACCAACTGGTAGAATTAACAAAGATTGTATTCTACTAAGAGTACTTTAATATGTATGGAAGAATTAGATCATAAAATAATGACCAAAAAAAGGTTTACTAAAGCCGTTGAAGCATGTGTTGTAAAAAACAATATGAGTTATCTAGATGCTATGACTTATATCATAGAAGAAAGAGGTATGGACTATAGGCAGATAAAAAAGCTTATGTCACCTGCTCTTAAATCTAAGTTAGAAGTTGAAGCGGAAGGCTTAAACCTTATTCGAGGTTCCAAGAAAAATACACTACCAATATAGGAGAAACCATGAGTAATGTAATTATACCGTCAAGTGACGAAGATAAAAAGCGCATCAAAGGATGTATTGAAGAGATTTCAAACTCTATGACTCGAATGGATGCAGAACGCGACTTCATTAAAGAAGCAATTGCGTCATGCGCCGAAGACGTTGAGATCGATAAAAAACATCTACGAAAGATGGCTAAAATCTACCATAAGCAAAACCTTGCCGAGGTAGTAGGTGAAATTGAAGATGTAGAGTCTTTATATGAAGGAGTAATGGTATAACCATGGATCCATTTGAGTCTTATAAGTTATACAACGCTTTAAAGCTGCACTTTGAAGGTAGTTATGATGCTATTAAGTATAACTTTAAGACCAATGCTTCACCTAATTCTTTCTTTAAACGAAAGGACAAATACTTCTTCGCTAAATTGGCGAAGAACCAAAAGGATTTAATGAATTACTATGTGTTTAATTTTATTGAAGACGTAAAGTACATTACTGAAATGCAAGATAGGTATTATACCGAACATAAAAAAATTCATGAATCTTTAACAAGAACATTTCAAGCTGATATAAATAAATTATCAGCGGACCACGCTTTTGATGAACTATTGGCTGCAAGGGATAACCAAGCGCCATTGATTATCGAGAAATGGATGCATCAGGAAATAACATTGGAAACAGTAGTTATTCTTGATTCATTAACGAGCTTTGTATATTGGGAAGGAAAGAAAATAACAGAGACTATTCTTTGGCCTGATCTTTCTAGAAAGATTACAAAGTATCAACCGTTCGTAAAATTCGATCGGGAGAAATATATTAATATTACTAAGAAAGCCTTTACATTGGCTTAATTATGTGTTATAATATATACTATTATATTATGAGTAAAGTGGATAATTCAGTAAATACAATGCAATACGGAGAAAATATATGTCATTTGCAAATCTAAAGAGCTCACGAGGCTCGTCTATCGACCAACTCGTAAAAGCTGCGGAAGCAGTTTCAACTAAAACAGAAACGAAATCATACGCGGATGATCGCTTCTGGAAACCTACTCAAGATAAAGCTGGTAATGGTTATGCTGTTATTAGGTTCCTTCCTGCGAAAGAAGGTGAGGATCTACCTTGGGTACGATATTGGGATCATGGGTTCAAAGGACCTACTGGTTTGTGGTATATCGAAAACAGCTTAACTTCAATCGGACAACCAGATCCTGTTAGTGAATCCAATGGTTTACTATGGAACTCTGGTAGAGAAGAAGATAAGCAAACCGCTAGGGATAGGAAAAGACGTTTACATTATGTGTCTAACATTATGGTGGTATCTGATTCTGCGAACCCAGAGGCTGAAGGTAAAGTATTCCTTTACAAGTTTGGTAAAAAAATCTTTGATAAGATTATGGACCAAATGCAACCTCAGTTCCAAGATGAAGAACCAGTGAACCCTTTCGATTTTTGGGAAGGTGCTGACTTTAAGATCAAAATCAGAAAGGTCGAAGGTTGGACAAACTATGATAAGTCTGAATTCGCTTCTCCAGCTGCCGTAGCCGGTGGTGATGAACAAGCACTTGAGGGTATATACAATAAACTATATTCTCTAAGCGATTTCACTAAACCTGAAAACTATAAATCTTATGCTGAATTAAAGGCTAAGATGAATAGAGTACTAGGTGTAGACGCAGGACCTTCAATGGCTCCTGAGGATATGCAGTACGCACCTGCTCCAAGTGAAACAGTAGCTGAAGCCGCTCCAACGGTAACGGCTGAAAGTAATGAGGATGATACATTGTCTTACTTTGCGAAGCTTGCGCAGGATAACTAAGAGGAGAACCCAGTAAAGTCGTAGGGTATTAAATAGAGTCGATTGGCGTCCTTCCGCTCGGACAAAGTAACGAAAACCTTTACATATAAGTTACAGAGTAAATTGCCACTAAACCCTAGCTGCAGCTGGGGTTTTTTTATCCCTGGAATCTGAGTTCGTTAGCGGTTGCTAGACCAAGTGATGGTCCCATTATATTAATGGTTTGATTTGAAGAACTCTTAGTTGAATTGTCAACTGCAGTATTCGCAGTTAAACCATCTGACTTACTCTTATTAGATTCATTCTCAATACTAGCGTTATTAAGTTGATCGCCTGTATCTTTCTTAACAGTATCGAATATACTATTTTCTAATGGCTTCATTTCACCGGTATCTTTATTAATCCCAGCATAATCGTATATAAATGATGGGATAGCTTTTGAAGCAATACCCGCAATAGAAAATAAGTCAGCCGTTGGATCTGGTAATATTGAACGTAGTAATGGTTTAAGAACATTACCTATTGCGTCAGTTATTTTACTAAACCCACCTTTAATTTTTTCCCCATCAAAAGTAAATAGTCCTACAACAAAATCAACTATTCCACCAAAAAAGTCTCTTATAGTGTCTATAATATTACCAATAAGACCACTAAAACTAAAGTTGCTAAGTGCTTCTGCAGCGCTATCCATTCCTAATTTACCAGCGATCCATGCAACTAAATCTTTTAATAGATCTAATGGCATACCAACTAATCCTACTAAGATACCTTTAATTGCTCCAAATATACCACCAATAAATTTATCAGCAGTTCCTTCTTGTTCTGCAGCGCCAGTAATAGCACCCTTGATACCATCAAAGATTCCCATAATGATTGTAACTGGTAAGAAGAGTTTACCTAAGAGTTTACCAAGTGGAGTAAATTTCGTGGCCATCAGTTTAAAAAATTCGCTAAAAATTCTAAATGGTTGGACTACCATCAATGCTAATTTACCTATCTTATTAGCTTGTTCTGCGGTTTTTGTAAATGGTCTTACAATTCCGCTTACTCCTGATTTTATTTTATCAAAAGTTTGTCCTAATTCTT